GCAAGTTTGACGTTTGTTAATAGTGAGCACCCACATGGAATTAAATTTTACCCCCTCAAAGTTCATTTAATTTACTTTTCTACAATAAGTGTCACTTCATCTCCAGTACCCTTAGTTGTTTCTTGGGCAAGGAAGTTGACAGAAACACCGATCACATCTTCAATAGCATGAACTGGAATTTCGAACTGAACTCTTGGCATATTAATGGCAAAGAATGGTGCAGTTGCGCCGCCAATTTTAAGGTTAGCGTTAGAAGTAACTGAAGAAGAGGTACGACCATCTTCAACAACCTGCTTCAAGAACTGAGCTGAGTTATCTGAGCCACCACGTAAGTATGCACTTAGAGAGCCAGAAATTGCACGAGCACCCGCAAACTGACCAATTGGTGAGTTAAGAGATGCTAGTTCTTCTGGTGTTAAGTATGTGATGTTGTTATTGTAATCAAAACTGAGTGCTGTAACTGGGAATGTAAAGTCAACACCCGATGCAGTTGCACTTTCAGCGTGCTTAACATCAATTGTTGAAAGTCTATTCTTAATGAAGCTGGCGGATGAAATTGTGCCAGAAACATTATAAGAGTTCCAAGGATGATATGAAGCTTCAGCTGTCATTGCATACTGGTTAGAGTTGGCTGTTACATCTGTACCAGCATTTAGAGTTCCTCCGAATACAGAAACAGCGTTGTTTCTTTTATCATCGCGAAGCTCAATCAAGTTTGTTCCGAAACCTGTCCAAGTAGTTGTAGCAATGCCGTCAATTGCAGCATCAATAGAACCTTGGTTAACAGTAGCGTTAGAAACTTGGTAAAAAACGTTATCCATTTTAAAGTATAGATGGTATTCAACTGCAGTAGCGAAGTTAGAGGAATGCTGGAATACGTTTGAGCCAGCTGCTCTTTCTCCTAGTGCAAATTTACCATCAGCCTGCCAAGTACTCTGAATTTCTGATCCAGAAGCAAAAGCAGTATTACTCATTAGTGCTTGCCACATAAACCAATCAGCGCAAGGCATAGAATTACCTTCAGCAGCCTTATTTGATCCACCTGCGGTCTTTTCAAGACCTGTTGGTTTTAGATAAGCCTGGAAGTTCCAGTCAACTGGGTTTAGGGCAGTATTAAATCTTTGTTGTGAACGATCAGGTGTTAGACCACTTTCGAGTGATGTAATATCCTGAGTTGCAGCAGCCTGTGAAACAGCATAACCAGCAAGAATTTCTACTTGCCATGTGTTCGCAGGAGTCAAGGCTGTTACTTCGGCACCGCTGGCAATATCAACGGTGGACATAAACACTTTTGTGTTTCTTTGTAGGTTAAGTTGGGCCGACATTTAATTTAACTCCTTATATATTTAATTGGTATCTTGCTAAAATATCAATCTCTAGTATGCCAAAGGGAGCTACTAAACCTTCATCTGTAGAAACACCTTCTATTATCATATCCAGTATTCCGATACTTGATCTATCTCCTAAGTTATATACAACATGTTCTATATCATCTGCTAGACTTTCTGCGGTTGTTATAGGGTTTTCTGCTCTAACGTAGGAACGAACATTTATGTTTAGTTCTCCAGTAGTTAATCCTGCGGTATCATAAATTCTGGTTTCTGTACCTGCATTTACGCACACTGTAGGAAAATCATTTATTTCGTCTAAAAATCTCATACGACGAAAGCAATTATTAGAAATGTTTAAGTTATAGGTATATGAAGCGTCAAATGTAGAAACATCACCATTTATCTTCTTTAGCTCAGATACCAATAACTCGGTTATCTCTTTTCTTCGACTTAACGCCATTTATTTTCTACCTTTTCATAGTATAGCAAATTGACTTTTATAAAGCAAATCTTAAATTCTCAAAACAGATTCGTGCCCAGTTTAAAAACCTCTTATAATTCTAAAACGTTCTCCATACACTCTTTTTACTACTTCTCTTATAGACCCTTGTAGTAAAAATCTAGGTGCTCTGGCACCTCTTTTCTCGTGTACACGATAATTAGGAGCATAGTAATATTTAATCATATTGCTTCTTATATTTTGCATTACTTTAATTGATTCTACAAATTGACCAGTTCTATAAGTTAGTACAGTAGGGCTAAGAGGCTCTCCTCTTTTTGGTCCTTTAGGCATTCTGCGCTCTGTCTCTTGCTGTACTAAAGCAGTTAATTGAATATCAGAAATAACTTTTAATCTTGTAGCAGCTTTTTTTCTTTTTGTCTTGGCTACTATACTACCTTTTCCCAAAAGAGCAGATCCTTTGTCGTATTCAATTACAAATTGACCTTTCATTTGACTATTTAAAAACCGAATTACTTGAGGAGAAAATTGAGCAAACTCTGCTGCTAAATCTCTTGCCAGTTGAGTACTGATTTTCTTTAATTCTACATCTAAACGAGCATTTGCTTTGTTGAGGGAATCTCTAACTTCTGCTTCCGTAAAATATATTTGAAAAAATACTTCGCCTTTTTTACCTTCTGTTACTTTTATTTTAGCTCTAGGGTTACGGCTTATTTGTTTCCATGACCACCCGATTGATTTTACTATTCTTTTATTACCAACTTGAATAGGAACTCTAATATTTGCAGATTTTAGTTCAAAGTTTTTTCTTAAAGCAATAGCTGCAGGAGACCGGCTTTTATTTAAAAAAGCTTTTAAACCGCTATTATCATTTTTTAAAGCTAGTAGTTGGGAAATAAAAGATTTTGAAAAATTCACATCTTCTTCTACTGATTGTGTCGTACCAGTAGCATCAGTAGTAAAACCTGTTAATAATCTACTAGTGCGTCTTAAATTAATACCCTTACCGCCTGCCACTCCTATCTCTCTAGCCCGAGTAACTTGTCCAGAAGCATCTACTCTTGTAGAAATAGCTTTACCTTCTGATATAGCTATATCTCCTTCTTCATCGTAGGTTATAAAATCAGGTATAACACCAGATCCGGCTTTACCTTTTATAATAGTACCGCCTAAATTTTCGACAACGGCTCTATCCACAAGATTAGATAATCTAGAGTAAATACCAAATAAAGCTCTAGATAAAGGTTCATTGTTAGGTTTTAGATAAAATCGAGCAGGGCCTATTTTTTGTCTTGAGTTAAATAGTAAATCTAAGGCTTGTGGCCCTTTAAAAACTCTTCCATCAGGACCAGTAACTCTTACATTATTGACCACATTAAGCATTAAATGATCACTCTATATAAATCTAAAATACGCCGGATATGAGGGGGAAAGTTAGAACTTAGCTGTCTATCCTGTACGTTCTCTCCTTGAAAAGTGAAACCTTGAGATTCTTGACGATCTTTATGAAGCATTTTAGCATAATCCATAGTAGCCATTAAAAGATCATTAGGAACACTGCCAGAGTCATAGCCAGATTTATAAGTTACACGGACTCCACGAGGATAATTTTTAAATACAGCAGCTCCTACAATTGTAAGACCGAAGTCTCCTGTTCCATCCCCAATATTCTTAGTAACCTCACCAGTATCAGGGTAGAATAAAAAGTCTTCTACAGAGGCATGATCATCAGCAAAATCAGAGTTATCATTAGCACCATCAAAATGAACTAGTAAAACAGTGTCATCATCTGTCGCGTGTTGATAAGAAGGAGCAGTAAAAGCAGCAGTGTGTCTTGCTACATGAGAAATACGAGTCTCATCAATAAAACCATTAAAATATTTATAACTAGAGGACACGTTCTGACGAGCAAATTCTAATTGAGCAGAAATGTCAGGCATTACATTAGAAGTAGTTTGTGAAGCGATGGAAGTTCCATCTCTGTACAAGTTCCAAGAAGAACCTGATCTTACGATTTCTACATGATGAAAAGTATTAGCTGAGTAACCAGTTGATGCTGCGTGTGTTACATTTACAACCTCAGTACCTCCAAATACTGCTCTAAAAGTAAAGCCATTTGTAGTATCATAACCGAGGGACCAAAGATTATCTGCATCCGCAGCTTGTGAAATAAAAGTAGTATTTGCAGAGTAAGAATTTGATCTTACTTGCATATCAATAGTAAAATCGGAATCTCCAAAATACCAGTCATTTGAATCTGCTAAAAATATGAAATCATCAGAGCCGTCAAAAAACACAGAGGAGTCCCCGAACTTTTTATATCTAGTTTTTAAGACGGGTCCTCCACTGCGAGTTAAAGTATGGTTTGAATCAATTCGAGTTACTGAAGATCCGTCTGATTGTGGGTTATTTAATTTTCTGTAAGCAGTACCATCATATTCAGAAATAGAGTGTACATTTTGTAAAGGAAGTCGGGAAACAAAAACTGAAGACTTTCCGCCATCAAAAACTTCTGAATAAGAATTACTTAGAACTTCGTGTCCAATGTAATTTTCTACCGCACCACAAGCAAAAGAAATAAGATTGCTGAGTCTAGCATCTTCATTAGAGCTTGTAATATTTAGATAATTTTTTATCTGTGCTAAAGTTACATATGGATATTTACCATAATTGCTAGACATTTCTCACCCCTTTTTATTTAGTAACGATTGTTGTTTTTGGTTTAGCTGCTGCTACAGTCTCTACGGAAGTAGCGCTAACCACCTTTTTCTTAATTGGAGCAGGAGCTGGTTTAGAAGCAGCTTTAGCTTTTTTCCACTCTTCAATATACATTTCTACCTGCCCTAACCCATTACCACGCTTCATAAGAATAGTACGGGCTTCGTCTTCATCATCAATGTTCATAATTTCATCAAGCATTAAAATTATCTCCTTGTTTTATAGTAAGAAAGGGAGGCAGGTGATCCTACCTCCCTCTCCCTTAAAGGTTAATCAGAATATTTTCTAATCTAAATTAGGCGAGTGTTCTGATTGTTGCAGCGTAGCCGTAGGTGGTAGAAACGTTTGCACCTGCGCCTGAGCCAGTGGTTGAGAGAGCCTTGAAGTCAAAGCGTGTGCTCATGTACATCGCTGTGACCTGCTGGCGGGGTTCGTACTCGCTCTCGATCTCCATACCACGTCGTTCTGCGATCATCCAGCCTGGCTTGTAGACTAGAGCACCGATGTCGGCTGAGTTTGAACCAACGTTATCAAGGAATTCAGTAATAACAACTGGAATACCATAGATTGCACCAACAGAACCTGTGAGGTATGTTGCGTTTGGACCAAACTTGTCAACTGTGCGGAAGTCTGAAGTTGTGACTAGCTCGTTGTAACCTTCAATTGTGGTGAGGTATACGAGGTGATCACCAAGCTGTAGACCATATTTGCCCATAAGAGCGCGAGCTGATGCGATATTTGCGGCAGAAGCCTTTGTATCACCATCGGCGGTGCGAACTGATAGACCGTCTGTAGCAACTTGGTTAACCATTGTGGTAATACCCTTAACAACAGAGGCATAAGTTGATGTGCCACCTGGGTTAGCGGTGAAGCCGGTAAGAGCACCAGTACCACGAAGGATTGCCTTATCAATTGACCGTGATAGACGACGGGTTGCTGCGCGACGGAGGAAGTCGATTAGAGGAAGAACTGTATCCTCTTCTTCGTCCTTGGCAAGATGGGTTGTAACCATGAACTTGTGTGGTGTAAAGTCTACTGACTTAATTGCGTTCTGGTTTGAGGTTGGGACGTTTGAGGTATCACCAACGCCTGTGGCATATGTGCCAGAAGCGAATTGTGCTACCTGATCGTCGGTATCCTCATCGGCTACGGGGACACGGAATGTCTTCGCATCGACCTGGATTCTATCGAACATAGGAGCAATAACGAGCTGCTGCTCCATTTCTTCGTAGATATTTGTTGAGAAGTTGCTTAGGAACTGATCAACTGAAGTGACGGCCTTAATCTGATTACCGAGTTTGGTATCAAATGGGTCACGACGATTGAGAGCCTTAGCAAGTAGGAAAGCATTAGCCATTTCCTTCTCAGAATACTTGCTTGAAGCCTTCTGAGCTTGATAAACATGCTTGCTTTCAGAGATTGCTTTAATCTCGTCTTTATATTTTGCGATCTGAGACTTGAGTTCATCAAGTTCTTCACGAGTTTGACGGGTTGATTCACCGTGGCGGTCAACTTCGTCGGCTTCTTTTAGAACAGCTTCACCAGTCTTTTCAACTAGCTTTTCTGTGTTGTTTTCTCCAACTTTTACACTGGAGACTTCCTCTGCGGCCTTTTCTACAACTGTTTCAGTTGCAGGAGCAGCCTTTTCAGTCTCTAGTACAATTGGATCACCTGCATTTTCGGTTGCCATTGTTTCATTCTCCTTTATAGTCTTAGTAGTCTTATGACCGTTTACTAATAAGGCTAGATCCTTGGAAGTCTCTTCGCCATCGTTGCAGTCAATACTCTTAAGCTTTTCGATGTTATTAATCATCATTTTAGCAATGTGGTAGTTTGTATCATTCCATTCTGTGGATGGGACAGTGGTTAAGTTAATTGTTTTATTCAGCTTTTCCTGTAAAAGTTCACTATTTTTAACAGCTTCGTTATCTTTTACTGCATAAAGCTCTTGTTCAGAAAGTGTGACTAGGTTTTCAAAATCTTCTTTAATTGAAGCTCTTTCTCCATCACTTAGACTTTTAAATTCTGTTACTGAAACATCTAAATCAAATTGTGATCCGATGTCCCAAAAATTCGCTACTGATAAATTTTCAGCAGGGATTGTAACTGTATTATCTAATGATTTTCCGTTTAAGTCAACTTCTAAAAATTGAAAAATAGGGTTTTGGGCAGTAGCAATTTTTACAGTCTGATACCTTTTACCCTCACTTTTTACAAAAGCACCATTTTTAATTTGTGCGGTTTCTGCACTAAGAAGATTAACAAAAGGAATTGGCTCATAAGGATCAGATGAAAGGTTTACGGCCTCTTCATCATCATCTTCCTCAGATAGTTTCTCAATGTCTACGTCTTCAGCAAGATTGACTTCCTTAATAATTTCCTTCTCTTCTTCTTCAGCGGCAGCAACAATGACTTCTTCTGTCTCGTTTGTTTCAACGTCTTTAGTCATAGTATTCTCCTCTTCAGAATATAGAGTAACAGATGAGTAGTTAGGGTTTTTAGACCCACCGTTTGCCTCAGTCTCACTAGGAGACATGGGACGGGCTTCTCCATCTGTCTTATCAGGTGAATCAACATTGTTAGAAGGTTGAACTAAGAACACAATTTCATGACCGTGCCCTTCTGCTTCTTCAATGGTATAATTCACAATTTTGTGATAATGCTTTTGGCCATGAGAAGAATAGGTAGTAACACC